GGAGCTACATTTAAAACACGTATTGGTGGTCTTATTGATGGCTCTGGTTCTTGTGAATTACTTTATGACCCTACTGAAGGTGCAGCATATCAAGCATTTATTGATGATATTATTACAACAGGTGACCCCGGTGATGCTTTAATTGAATTATTTCCTGATGCAAATCAATCTGCAAAAAAAATAAGTTGTGCAATTATTATTACCAATGCTTCGTATGGTGCGACATTAGGAGAAGTGCAAATTATAAATATATCATTTGAAACTAACGGTACTATTACTTCTGCAATTTAATATATGGCTGAAAAAAGAGCAATTGATTTACTTACCGAAACATTTGACTTAAATCAAAGAAGAAAATATACTTTAAACAAACCTGATGGCAGTCCTTTAATAGATTTATATTTCAAACCTATTACAAGAGCAAATCGAATAAAAGTTCAACAATTAGCAGACCCACAAGATGCTTTAAAACAATCAACTATGATGCTTATTGAAATGGCTGAAAAAGAAAATGGCCAAAAAGCATTTGTTTTAGGAGATTTAGCCCAATTACAGGCATTTATCCCTGAAAATGTTTTAAATGAACTTGAATTATTTATGTTTGGCATTGAAGATGAAACAAAATTAGAAGAAGCAAAAAAATAATACAGGGGGACAACTGGTTAGAGTTTGAGTTTTTCCTAGCAACAGAATTAAAAATGACAGTTAGTAGGTTAAGGCAAGAGTTAACTAATGATGAATTTATTTTTTTTGCCGCATACTATCAAAATAAAGGAGAAAGAGAAAAAAGAGAATTTGAAAAAGCTAAACGTTCAAGGTAGAATAAGGAAAAAATAAAAAATGGCATTTGCTGGCGTAACTATTGATATTGTTGATAAAGCCAGTAGTCGTTTGAGAAAAATAAATGAACAGGCGCAAAAAGCATCAAAAACATTCCAAAGATTTGATAAAGCAACTAAAGGAATAACAACAAGATTTAACGGATTAGCAAAAGTAGTTGCGCAAGTTGGTTTAGTTGAATTTGGTAGAAGATCGGTACAAACAGCTGCAGATTTTGACAAATTAAATTTAAGATTAAAGTTATTAACAAAAGAAACTGGTACTTTTGCACAGTCACAAAAAATTGCCGCTGATGCTCAAAAATTATTTGGTATTAGTACATTAGAAGCTTTAGATGGAGTAACAAATATTACTGCTCGTTTAGCACCTTTGGGGGTAGGTGTAGAAGATATAAGAACTACATTTATTGGATTTAATACCGCTGCAAAATTAGCTGGTGCAACTGGTATTGAAGCTTCAAATGCTTTTAGACAGCTTGCACAAGCACTTGGTTCTGGAAGATTACAAGGTGATGAATTTAGAAGTATATCTGAACAAATACCAACACTACTAAAGCCTGTGGCCGATGAATTAGGTACAACTGTAGGTAAATTAAAAGAATTTAGTAGTCAAGGAAAGATTACAAGTGATGTTGTTATAAGAGCTTTAGGTAAAATTGGAGATGAAGGTGCTCCAATGCTTGCAAAATTATTAGAAAATGATCCAACACAAGTATTTAAAAATTTAAATAATGAAATAGAAAGATTGCAAATTACTATTGGCCGAACGCTTTTACCTACAGCAAAACTTTTAACTTTAGGCTTAACTGGTTTTAGTGAAGTTATAAATACTTTGCCTAGTGGTTTTACGGCTGTTGTAATTGGAGCAACAGCAGCAATTACCGCTTTTACCATTTTAGGTCCAATAGCAACTGCAATAAAAGGGACGTTTGTAGCTTTACTTGCTACGTTAGCAAAATTTGGAATTATTATAACTGGCCCTGTCGCTGCAGGTATTGGTTTATTAGGATTAGGTATTGCTGGTATTGCTGGACATTATATTGATGCTAATAAAGAACAAAAAAAATTTAATAACCTTTTAGAAAAAGGCAGCAAAGTTCAAATAGAAAATGCCATTGCTACAAATGAAAATACAATTGCAAAAATTAAAAATGAAATGGCTCGTAAACGTAGTAAGACAGCAGCGTTTCAAGCAATAGCTGCACTAGAGGAGGAAAATAGAAAACTAAAAGAACAACAAAAAATAAATGAAAATTTACAAAAAAGAGGTTTTGATACAGCAGCGGGTACATATACAGTAAATGGAATAATTTATGATGCAAAAACAGGTGAGCCTAAAAATCCACCAAAAACTATATCAAATTTAGTAGACGATAAAAACAAACCAATAACAGATAAAAAAGATCCTAGATTAGTAGAGGGAACTTTATTAAAACAAATAGAAAGAAAAATACAATTAAAAAATACTGAAGATGAAAAAGACAGATTATTACTTGAAAGAAAATTTTTACATATAGATCAATTAAAAGAAATTTTAAATAATGAACAGATTATTAATAAAGAAAAAGCAATAAGTTTATTAGCGACTGAATTTAATATTGATAAAAATAAAATTTTAAATGACACATTAACAGATCAAGCTGATATTTATAAACAAATTGGAGAAAATATTGCTACAGGTATTTCTGATGCCTTAACTGATGCGGCAATGGGAGCAAAAACACTAGGCGAAGCTGCTGTAAGTGTTTTACAAAGTATTGGAAGACAATTAATGCAACTTGGTATTAACACTTTATTATTTAATATATTTGGTGGAGCTACGGGTATATTTAAAAATCTTCCAACTTTTGCTGCTGGCGGCAGACCACCTGTTGGGCGTCCTTCACTCGTAGGCGAAAAAGGCCCAGAAATTTTTGTTCCTCGTTCGGCTGGCACAATTATTCCAAACAATCAGCTGGGTGGTGGAGTTGTAAATAATATAAATGTTTCTGTAGATACTTCTGGTTCTGCTGTTGATTCAGATCCGACACAATCTGCTGAACTTGGACGAGCAATTTCAGAAGCAATACAATTAGAATTAATAAAACAACAAAGAGCCGGAGGACTTTTATATAGATAATGTCAGCCTTTCCAACAGATTCAAATGGAAATCAATTTGTGCCTGAATATGCATTACGAAAAAATAATGCACCGAAAACTCGTGTAGTTGCTTTTGGTGATGGATTTGAACAGCGTTTAACTTTTGGCATAAATCAAAATCCAAAAACATTTAATTTAACTTTTAACGTATCTGAAACTGATTCAGATACCATTGAAACATTTTTAGATGCTCGAGGCGTTGATGGTGCAAGCTTTACATATACAATTCCAACTGAATCATCAATGTCTTTTGTTTGTTTAAGTTGGACAAAATCTATTCCATATAATAATAGATCAAAAATAACTGCAACTTTTAGACAAGTATTTGAACCATAGTGCCAATACCAACATCGGAACTACAAAAAACAAATCCAAGTGCCGTTATTGAGCTTTTTGTTTTGCAGCTTGATTCAGACTTGCATGGAACCAACACTGGGATCCCAACAGCTAACAACGAAACTAATATTTTTAGATTTCATAATGGAACTGATGCAGTTACTACAGGTGTTAATGCTTTTAATGAAATTCATTGGAACGGTAAAGTGTATGCAAGATTACCAATACAAGCCTCTGGATTTGAAAAAGGTGGCACACAAAATGCAAGACCGACTTTAACAGTAAGTAATTTGTTTGGTACTTTTTCAACAATCCTTGCAAATGTTAATACAACCACTAATGGAAATGATTTAACAGGTGCTACTCTGACAAGAATACGTACGTTGCTTAGATATTTACCAAATGATAATTTTACTGGTAATAATCCTTATGGCACACCTGATAATACACAAGAATTTGACCAAGATATTTTCACTGTTAACAGAAAATCACTAGAAAGTCGAACTATTTGTCAATTTGAACTCGCAAATAGTATCGACCAGCAGGGCATAAAATTACCAAAAAGAAGATTTTTACCTGATGAATTTAAGGGTATTGGAGACTTTTTTAGTTAATGGATTGGCAAATTAAAGCTTTAGCACACGCAAAAGAAAATTATCCTAATGAATCTTGTGGTTTATTAATTAATTTCAAAGGAAAACAAGTTTATCAAAAATGCAAAAATATTAGTAATTTTGCTAACGATCAATTTATTTTAGACCCTGTTGATTGGGCTTTTGCGGAGGATAAATATGGTTTTGACAATATACAGGGCATAGTACATTCGCACCCTCATACAGAGCCAATACCTAGCCCACAAGACCATGTTATGGCTGCAAGGTTAGGAAAAAAATGGTGGATAGTAAATCCTAAAACAGAAAAATGGAATAGTTTTACACCAAAAGAATATAAAGAAAGTTTGATTGGTAGACCGTGGATTTGGAATGTGACGGATTGCTGGTCGTTAGTAAGGGAGTATTTTCAAGCTGAATTAAATATTGTTCTTAAAGATTATAAAAGGCCAGATGATCCAGATGAATTTATATCAAACCCTTTATTTGAAAAATATTTTAATGACTGCGGTTTTGTTGAAATAAGCAATATTAATGATTTAAAAAAACATGATGCAATTTTAATGAATGTTTGTGGATCTGGTCTCAATCATGTAGGGGTCTATGTTGGTGATAATGAAATTTTACATCACATGCAAGGAAGGCTATCATGTAGACAAGATTACACTGGCTGGTTTCGCAAATGTACAGGGAGGATAGTTAGATATGCAAACTTGTATTCGTGAAGTAAAACTTTATGGTGATTTGGCAAAGTTTGTCGGTACAAAGTCTCTTAGTGGTGATATAAAAACAGCAGCTGATTCAATAAAATTTTTGGTTGGAAATTTTCCAGAATTACAAAGCCATATGTCTCAAAAATATTACAAAGTTATTGTTGAAGATAAACCTATAACTATTGAAGAATTACACTATCCAGCAGGGAAAGCACCAATAAAAATTATTCCTGTAGTTTCTGGTGAAGGTGGTCGTGGATTAGGTCAGATTTTATTAGGAGCATTATTAATTGGGGGAGCTTTTTTATTTAATCCAGCATTAACTATTGGATCATTTACAGGAGCTGCTAGTGCAACTCCTTTTGCACAATTAGGTTTCTTTACCAAGGCTGCTGTTGGTATTGGTGCTGGATTAGTCTTAAATGGCGTTGCTGCATTACTAACACCTGTTCCGACATTACCAGATGAAGATTCAGATCCAGAAAGTTTTGCTTTTACTTCCCCTGCAAATGTAAGTCGCGCAGGTATTCCAATTCCTGTTATATATGGTCGTAGGGTAATTGGATCGGCAGTCATTTCGGCTGGTATTGATATTGCGGAGGGGTAAATGGAAAATAAAGAATTTATTGTTATTGGTGCTGGTGGTGGCGGTGGTAAAGGCGGTGGTAAGACACCAACGACAGCTGATGATAATTTAAACAGTGTTGCAAAAGTAAATATCCTCGATGCATTAGGAGAAGGAGAAATTGAAGGATTTAATACTGCTAGAGAAGAAGGACATACACAAGGTTCAACGGCATATAACAATGCCATGCTTAAAGATATATTTTTAGACGATACACCGATATTGAGAAAAGTTGCTAACAGTGCCTCGCCAGCAGATACAGATTTAAATTTTAAAGGTGTTTCTGTTTCTGAAAGACGTGGACTTGGTACACAACCTCTGATTACTGGTTTTGGTGGTACGTTAACTGAAGTAGCAGTTGGTCATGTATTTGACCAAACAAATGAAACAGCAACAAGAACATTCACAGATACAGGAGTTAATCAGGTACGAGTTACAATAAATGTTCCGCAATTACAAGTATTTGAAGATGATGGAGATATAGTTGGTTCATCTGTTAATTTTTTAATAGATATTAAAACTGATAATAATTCTCACCCAACAAATTTAACAGCAGCAAACGCGACAAAAAATGTAACTATAGAGGGTCGTACAGGTGATCTTTATCAAAAGGATTTTCTTTTCGATTTACCAGCTTATAGTTCCCTTGTAAGTATAAGAATAAAAAGATTAACTGTTACCCCACCAACAAAAACAGCCAATTCATTTACATGGTTTTCATTCACCAGAATAATTTTAGACAATAATACTTATGACAACACTGCTTTAGTTGGACTTTCAGCAGATGCTACAAGCTTTAGTAATATTCCAAGACGTAATTATTTCGTAAGAGGTTTAAAAACAAAAATTCCAAATGCAAATGTTGTTTCCTCTGTAAGTCAAACAGGAAAAAATGCTGGAAGAATAAATTATAATTCAAATGTCTGGGACGGAACATTTCAAGCAGCAACTTGGAATACTTGTCCAGCGTGGGCGTTATACGATTTACTTACAGATACTCGCTATGGGCTATCTATACCAGAATCCGCTTTAGATAAATATTCATTTTTTGCTATTAGTAAATATAACAATGAGTTAGTAAGTGATAGAAGAATTTCATCTGGAACGATGACTGGAACTTGGACTCAAAATGCTAATGATTTTTTTGCAACTATTACAACTACTTCGGCTCATAATTTACAGACAGATGATTTTGTCACGATGACATTTTCCAATGGTCAGGTAAATGGCAATCCAGCAAATCAGTCATATAGAGTTGAATTACTAAATGCAACAAGTTTTAGAATTGTAAATATAACTGTTGCACCAACTTCTAATTTAAGCGGTGCTTGTTCTTTTTCAAGAGAGGGCAATGAGGTTAGGTTTGCTTTAAATTGTTTAATAAATAAGTCGTATGAAGCTTATGACCTAATTAATTTAATCTGCTCTAATATGCGTGTTCAGCCATTTTGGAGTGCTGGTAAACTTATTTTAATTCAAGATAAACCCACTTCATCAAGCCATATATTTACTCTTGCCAATGTTTTAGAAGGAGGATTTACATATGAAGGATCAGATATAAAAAGTAGAGCGACTTTTGTAGTAGTCAAATATTTTGACAATAACCAAAGAAAAATAAGTTATGTTCAAGATCCTGCAAAAGCAGATGTAGCAACTGATTCAGCAATAACAAAATATGGGACAATAGAAAAACAAGTTAATGCTTTTGGTGTAACATCAGCTGGTCAAGCCTCTAGATTGGCACGTTGGATAAGATTTTCAGAGCAAAATTTAACTGAAACTGTAACATTTAAAGTTTCACTTGATAGTGGAATAATTGTTTTGCCAAATCAGGTTATTGAAATTAATGACCCTGTAAAAACTGGTATAAGGCGTGGTGGAAGAATTTCATCTATACCAGCAAATACTACTAATAAAATTGTTGTTGATAATGCAAGTGCTTCAGATTTACCAGCTAACGGTGTTTCTTATACAAGAACCCTGCATGTTTTGATGCCTGATGGGTCTGTTTCAACAAATACTATATCTGACATAACAGGATCAACAATTACTGTATCTGGGCAATTTACTATGGCTGGTGTTAATACAGCACCTAATGTTAATTCTGTTTGGATAATAGAGACAAGTGGTGGTACATCAGCACAAAACGTTCAAAATAGTTTATATAGAGTTGTTTCTGTTACTGAAGAAGATGGCTTGATTTATAAAGTAACAGCATTAACTTATAACGAATCTGCATATGCTCATGTTGAAGCTGGTGCTGACGTAACGTTTAGAGATGCTACAAATTTAAATGAATTACCTGAAGCACCAAGTTCATTAACAATAACTGAAAGACTTTATAAAGAAGTTACTAACCAAAATGCAATAACTAATGCAAATGAAAAAATATCAAATAAAGGCAAAATTAAAGTAAAACTTATTGCTAATTGGAGTCAGGTAAAAGGTGTTGTAAACTATAGAGTTTTTTATAGGAAAGATAAACAAAATTTTCAAAGTGTTACTGTACAAGGTTTAGATTTTGAAATTCCAGATGTACAAGCTGGCAAAGTATATGAATTTAAAGTATTTTCTCTAAATGGTGCAGAGCAAGAATCAGCAACAGCAGCAACAGCAACAAGAACTACTGTAGGTAAAACAGATCCGCCTTCTAACGTAAGCGCATTTACAGCAACAGTTGATCCCATCGCTGGTGTAATTTTATCTTGGACTGAAAACGCACCAAATCCTGATGGATTTACTGGAACAGATGTTGAATTTAAAGATTTAGATATTGCTTATTATGAAATTCATAAAGTTACAGGCGGTACTGGTACAACAATTACGGATAGTAATTTTGGTAATAAGGCAGCGTCAACATATTTAACGAGAGATCAAGCACCTGATACTGTTACTGGTGACTTCCCATCAGCAACAACCAGTTATTTTATAAAAGCAAGAGATGATGGTGGTAGGTTCAGTGCAACAGCAACATCAGTTGTTGCAACAATAAATGCACCTTCAATTATACAGAATGTTGTTGTATCGGCAGAAAATGGCATATTAAAAATCACATGGAACCCCCCAGCAACACATACTTTTGCAATAAAAAATTATAAGATTGAATTTAATGATGGTTCTGCACAGACTGTTTTTGTCGACACTACACAATTCTCAACACCAATAACATTTGTAGTTACGTCTACTGATACTAGCAATCAAAGAGTTTTTACAATTACGGCTGTTGATATTGGAGGAAATGCAGGAACAAGCCATACTGAAACTGTTTTACCACCAGAACCAAACGCACCATCAAATTTTACTCATAGCTTTACCACTGATTCTGTATTATTAAAATGGACAGAGCCTACAAGTGCAGGGCCATTACAACCACCTGTCATTGGTTATAGAATTTATAGAAATAGTAATTTTACAAATGAAATTGCACAGATAAAAGGAACTGAATTTTTATTACCTGTAAATACAACAAATTTTCCTAATAGAGTTGCAACTTATAGTGTTGCTGCTGTATTTCTTGATCCATCTAATCCAGTAAAAGGTACAGCTAGTACAAATAGAGCAAATATTCCAAATTTAACTATTACCCTTGCCGCTGCACCATCTGTATCACAAACTTTTGAGCTTGATTTTGTTATTTTATCTTGGACACCTGTAAATGGATCCTTGCCAACTTTAAATTATGGAATTTTTGATGAAAACAATAATTTAATAGATCAAACAGACACAACAAAATTTAAAACAAAAGCAAATTATTCTTCAAAGGTATTTAAAGTTGCTGCCTTTAGTGCTGCTTATCATAATGCTACTGATGCTACACAGGAAAATGTATTCATAGGAAATACAAGTACATTTACTTCTAGTGTAAGTAATCCATCAACACCTACTCATATTAATGGATCACTAGATGATAGTCGATCTCTAGGTTCTGAAGGTGGTTTAGGTTTTGTTACTATTTCTTTTGATGCACCTAATGTTAATACTGCAACTCAACTTGATTTAAAAGATTTTAAAGTTGTAAGAAGTACATCTGCAACTGCTGGTGGTGTTAATACTGGAAATACAGAACTTGAAATCATTACAGATTCAGAATCATTTAAAGAAGAAGTAAGTTGGAAATTAGCGGATAATGATGCAGCTACATCAATTACAAAATATTATTATATACAGGCAAGAGATTTATTAAATAATTTAGGAACTGCGTTACAAATTCCTGTTGTTATAAACAGGCCAAATACTCCACCATCTGAAGGTATAAGCGAGGTTATTGATAATAATGTGTTATTAAGATGGGGGCAGCCAACAGTTGTTGCTGCAAATCAATTAAAAATAGACCATTATGAGATAAGAAAACATAGTGGTAATAACACAAATTGGGATACATCTTCTGCTCTTGGTGGTAGTGGTGAATCTATAACAGATTCAAGATTTAGTGTTATTTTTGAAACTGCTTCTGGGTTATATACATATTTGATAAAAGCATATGATGTTGCTGGCAATGCAAGTGCAACTCCTTTTACATCACTATTAGAGGTAGCACAACCACCTGATTTTGTTCTAAATGCAAATTATAATTCTGTATTTGATACATCTGGAACAGGGCTTACCGCACCACAAGAAGTTGATTCTGTGGCATTCACAAATTGTTTAAAAGTATTTGATATCGCCTTAAATAAAAATGTAATTTATTTACCTGTAACTACAAATTCAAACGGCGTAGGTACACAAACATGGGCGGAACATTTTATTGGTACAGGATCAGTTGGTAGTGAACAGTTTGCAAATATTACTGCAATCATTAATGCTAATTTAACCAAATATCTCGAACCAGCACCCACTTCTGGTACAAGTAGTTATGAAGAAGTGTTTGATTATGGTACGTCTTTAGCCTCCACAAAAATCACAGTACAAGCTACTGATTCTGCGGAGGGAACATTAGGGGCTGTTAATTTAACATCTAAATTACAAGTTGCATCTGGTGGTTCTGGAGGCTCTTTTGATACTGGTGTCACTGCGTCTGGTAGTGGTGTTAGTAGGTTTGGTGTGGGATTACAGAGAGTAAAATATACAACAAGTGCTGTATCAACTGCTGGTTCTCTCAAAAAAATTACAAATGTAAATTTTAAATTAGATACAAAGATAAAAAATGATACTGGAACAGGAACAGCAAATGCCACTGATTCTATAGTTATTGATGGTGTAACTAAACAAGGTACTACTGTTAATTTCAATGTAACTTTCGTTGATGTTCAAGGTATTAACGTTACTCCAAATGTTGCTGGAACGACTCCTGAAGGAATTATTGCAGTTGTAGATTTTCAAGACGTCCCAAACCCTACCTCATTTAGAGTTTTGCTATATAAAGCAGATGGTACTAGAGTAGGTGGTAACTTCACTTGGCAATGTAGAGGAACTTAATGGCTAATTTTGCAAATCCGACTGTTGGTAGTGCTTATACATCTTTTCCTACAGAGATAAGAGATGCCGTTGCAGCATCTTTACAACAATTATCAGTAGGCAGTCACAGTAACATTCCGACAGGTGCAATTCAATTTAGTTTAAGTGACAATAGATGGAAAAAATTTGATGGTAATAATTTTGTTGATTTAACTTCTACGTATGCTTTTAATGCACAGATTAGTGCGACACAAGTAAGTGTAGGTGATGGTCAGAAAATATTACTCGGAAATTCAAATGATTTTGAAATTGTGCATGACGGTGCAAATTCAGTAATCAGAGAAACAGGAAATGGTAGTTTATTTATACAAAGTGATGATATTATAAGGCTAGGAAAAACAGATGGAACTAATAATTATATTGAGGCAAGTTTAGCACAAGTAGTTTTTAAGGTAAATAATACAGAAAAAGCAAAAGTTGATTCATCAGGATTATTTTTTGCTGATAATAATAAGGCAAGATTTGGTGATGTTGGAGATTTAGAGATCTATCATGACGGATCCAACTCCGCGATTCAAAATAGTACAGGTGTTTTACAATTATTTGGTGGTTCAAATCAAATTAGATTAAAACCACAAAATGATGAAGAAGCTATTATTTGCAATCCTAACGGAAATGTAGAATTATTTTTTGATAATAATAAGAAGATTGAGACTTTGAATAATGGGGCGAAAATTACAGGTGCATTGAATGTTAATTCTAGTTCTTTAGATTCTCACCAAGCAGTTATTGAAGGGGGTGTAGCAGGGCAAAGCACTTCATCTCTTGCATTAAAAACAGGTAGCGGTGCAAGTAGTAAAGTTTCAGATTTGTCCTTTTATGGCACATTTGTATCTCCAACTTCAGATACGGGTCAAAGAAGAATGTCAGATATTACTTCTGGATTTTCGACAGGTAGCTGGGGAACTGAATATATTGCATTTCATATTGGTAAAAGTGTTTCAAGTGGAAATGACAACCAAGACTTAACAGATGAACGAGTTCGCATGAATAAATATGGTATTCGTGTTGCCGGTGTTAGTAATAATCCAGTAAATCCTGATTGGGATATTGCAAGTGCGATAACTACTTCTGGAAATTTTGGTGGTGGTATTGCAATGATTGACGGATCTGCTGGATTTATACAGTCTCTTGATGGATTAGGCGGTAATTATTATTTAAGAAATGGTACAACCACAAGTACACCTGAAATAAATATAAAAGCTATAGCAAATGGAGCCGTTGAATTATACTTTGATGCAAATAAGAAGGTAGAAACAAAAAGTTATGGCTTTCTGGCGGAAAATACTGATACTAATATTCTTGTTCATAACCCTAATAATTCAAGAGGAGGATTAGCTGCTCTTTCAAGTCAAAGACTTGCTTTAGCAACTACAACATTAGGAGATAATATAGTTTTTGGATTTGGTAGTGCCGAACCAGTTACATCTTCAAACTTTACCGAAAGATTTAGAATAGAAAACGGAACTGGAAATATTCAAATAAAAAATGATAATGCACAATTGCAGATTGGGGCTGATCTAGACCTAGTACTTGTGCATGACGGCAATAATTCTATTATTGATGAGGTTGGAACAGGGGTTTTAGCAATCCGATCTGATACTGGCATAAATATATTAAAAAGAACTGGCGACCATTCAATGATAAGAGCTATCCCAGACGGATCAGTAGAATTATATTTTGCAGCCGACAGGGTTTTTTATACTGAAACTAGAGGAGTGAGGTTTGGCGACAATACTAGAATGTTTGAAAATGATGCACATAACACAGCAATAATACAACACGCAGATATACACCACGCAATAATTTTAAGAGGAGCTTCAAATGGTGATGGTTCGACTATAACTAATGCCAATGTGACAACCTTTAGAGAGTTTGGAACTTTTGTATTTATGACAGGTGCTATCAATATGGAAGATAGATTGATAATTGAACAAGGGGGGACTTCTAAATTTGTAAAAGGTAGTGAGACACTGGCAGAATTTATTCAAGATGGAGCCTGTAAATTGTTCCATGATAACTCCCTTAAATTAGAAACAACTTCATCAGGCGTGACTGTTTCGGGAGAAATATTTGCTAATCACCCTGCTAATTCCAATAATCAAGTTCATATAAACCCAAGTGATGGTTCTATAGAATTATCAAGGGCTGCTGGTGGTGCATTTATAGATTTTAAAAATGATACTGGTGAAGATAAAGATGCACGAATACAGGAAGCTAATGGTGGTTTTACCATGACAGGTAATGTGGCAGCAACGTCATTCTCAGGTAGCGGAACAGGTTTATCGGGAATTGCAAGAATGAATGAAGCTACAGACAGTGGTGAATCGACAACTGGTGGTAGTTTTCAATATTTAGATAAAGTATCACTTTCAATTACTACAGTATCAAATACAAGAGTTATGTTATTTTTTGGTTTTGAAATTAAAAACGATGATGGAAGTGACAACCAAAGAACTTTTGGAAAATTTATAGGCACAAATGCAAGTTTTGTACAAAGTGCTGATTATGAGGTATCTACAACTGGAGGTTATACTGGTTTTGCCGATCAAAGAATTGATATAGGTTCTCACAGTGGCACTAGAACATATACAATTCAGTTTAAAAGAACAAGTGGTAATACTGGAAGAATAAGAAATGCTTATATTGTTGCTTTTGCGGTAGATGTCTAAATGAAGCTTAATTATTTAGGCAAAGATATAAATAAAAAAATTTTAAATATTGTACAAGATATTATTCCAAATATAGATACAAAAGGTGAATATAGCCTTTATCCTGAAAATAAAACTGGTCGTGATTGGAAATACAATACATCTAAAGAATATCTTAATAAAAATAAAAAATTAATTGAAGCTACAAAAGAAAAATATCCACCTGTTTATCAATATCTTTTGAGTTTTGAGCAAAAACTTATTCCAAATAATTTAACTTCATTAGTACAAGAACTTTACCCTAATAAAAAAATAAATATAAGTGGGCATTGGTATTATCCAAATCAAGGATATATTGGTTGGCATACAAATTGTGATCGACCCAGTAAAAGATTATATATTACTTATGCTTCTGAAAATAAAAAATCATTTTTTAGATATTTAAAAAATAAAGAAGTAATTACTTGTTATGACAACAAAGGCATTACTATTCGTGAATTTGATATTCCAGAAATGCCAGAATTTTTTTGGCATTGTGTAGGCAGTGAGTGTGATAGATATAGTTTTGGTTTTAAAATAACTAATATTTCTTAAATAGTAGGGTTCTTACTCCTGTTAATCTATTAATACAATGCTACACTAAAGAATAACTATTAATTTTTTATGGCTGACATTACCTCAGAAGATTTTGCAGAACTACAAGAACAAAAAAAGACCCTTATTGAAGAATATAATAATCTTAGTGAGCAACTTGGTGTAAAAAAAGCAGAACTTATCGAGCTACAAGGTCAAGAAAAGTATATGCTTAAAAAAGATCCATCTCTAAAACCCGAATAAAATGGCTGTTACTTACACATGGTCAATAGA